ATCAGGTGCAGCATCGCAATCTGACTACCAAATCATTCCTGATGGCGGTAACATTCATGGCATTACAGGTGGTGAGTTTGGTTTAATCCTAATGGACAGAGCGATTGTACGTATGTCATACATTGGCTCACCATACTTCTTTCAGTTTGACACCATCTCACGTAGCTTAGGCTGTGTTGAAGGCAACTCTGTTACTAAATACGGCAATGTCACTTACTTCTTAGGCGATGAAGGTTTTTACGCTTGCGATGGTACAACGATTACAGCCATTGGTAATGAGAAAGTAGACCGTTGGTTCTATGCTACGGCTAACCCATCTAAATTAGATACTATTTCAGCAACCGTAGACCCTATCCGTAAGATTGTTGTATGGAACTTTTTAGACAACTTTGGCAGCCGACAATTAATTATTTATAACTGGCAAGTACAAAAATGGTCTTATGGTACAACGGATGTAAACTACTTATGCCGTGTAGCAACTGCTGGCATCACGCTAGAAGGTTTAGATACTTATGGTACTATTGATTCTCTAACAACATCACTTGATGACCGTTTATGGGCTGGTGGTGGTTTCTTATTTGGTGGAGTTCGTGGTGAAAAGATTATTACATTTACTGGCTCTAATTCTTCTGCTGAAATCAATACTGGTGACATTGGAAGTGAAACAACATCGGTAGTGACATTGGCACGACCTGTAGTAGATAATGGTTCTGCAGAAGTAGCCATTGCGTCACGTACATTATTAAGTCAAGTACCTTCATTTGGTTCTTATATGGCAGCAGATAGCGATAATAGAGTATCATTACGTAGTAGTGGGAAATACCATCGCTTATCAGTCATTCCTACTGGCGATAACTGGTCAAACATTCTAGCTGTTGATATTGATGTTACTGCACAAGGTACACGATGACCGTTGTTAATCAACAATACAGAAACCTTAATCCTGCCGGTGGTTCACCTCGTGAAATATCAGAGGTGGTTAACAACCTAATGAATGGCAAGTCTAATAACACCGGTACAATTACATTGGCTACTGGTGGTGCTACAACTACTACCATTTATAATGAACGTATTGGTTATAGCTCTGTTATTATTTTAACTCCTAATAGTGCTGCAGCAACAAACATTGCTTTACCTTATGGCGCTTGGCAAGATAGTACAGACCAAACAGTAGCAAGTGTAACTACTGAATATCCAATTACATTTGATACGATTGACTATGAGAATGGCATTAGCTTATTAAGTAGCTCACATTTAAAAGTAGCCTACTCTGGTCTATATAATATCCAGTTTAGCTTTCAGCTATCTAATATGGACAATGCGACACAAGATGTTTGCGTATGGTTTAGAATAAATGGTACTGATATTCCTAAATCTAACAGCGTATTTGGATTAGCACCACGTAAAAATGCAACTGACCCTTATCATGTAATTGCAGCAATGAATTTCTTTGTTGCGCTTGAGAAAGACGATTACGTTGAAATCATGTGGTCATCTACAAATACATTGACTTACCTTGACGCTAAGGCAGCGCAAACAAGTCCAACACGACCAACAACACCATCGGTTATAGCTACAATGAATTACATATCATCTGATGGCTATACAACTGATATATTTGTTTCACCTTATGTAAGCTCAACATCTAAAGGTCAAGCAACTATTACGCATCCAGCTAATACAACATCTGACTTAACGTATAGATATATTGTGGTTGGTTAATGCAAGTTAGATATATAACAAAAGAACAACTTAGAGCTAACTGGGAATTTGTTAAAAGTGGCTTAGAGAAAGTTAGAAATAAAGGACACAACGACTGGATAGTAGAAGACATCTATTGTGATTGTTACGAGCAGAGGTCACTACTATTCATGTGTATTAAAGATGATGTAAATATAGGCTTTATGGTAATGCAACCTAACGGACATTCTATGCACCTATGGGCAGCTTGGCTAGACAATAATCAAGATATATCAGAAGGATTATTTCACGCTAAGGCTATTGCTAAGGAAGGTGGCTATAATAAATTAACGTTTGCATCTGCCCGTAGAGGGTGGGATAAAAAAGCAAAACAATTAGGATTTAACCCATCAACATGGGAAATGAAAGTTTAAGGAGATAGGAATGCGTTACAACCATTTAGATATGTTACCAGAGTTAGCGTTTCAACCAGTCGGTAAAAGAATGACATTGGAAGGTGGCGGTGGTGGTGGTCAACAACAACAATCCCAAACTGGGATAGACCCAATGCTCAAGCCATATATTGAGTATGGACTAGGCGAGTCTAAAAAACTTTATCAATCTAATACTCCATCATATTATCCTGGTCAAACTTATATCAGCCCATCTGCTATAACACAACAAGCAGTACAGGCTACAACCAATCGTGCAACAATGGGCAATCCATTATTACCGGCAGCGCAACAACAACAACAAAATGTTATTAGCGGTCAGTATCTAAATAGCAACCCATACTTTAACCAAGCACTAGCCGGTGCTGCTCAAGGCGCACAACAAAACTACTATGACGCTATTAAGCAAGCACAAGGCAACGCTTCAATGGCTGGTCGTTATGGTTCGGGTGTATCTGCTGATATACAAAATCGTGCAGCGCAAACTATGGGCAACACTTTAGCGAATCAATACGGTCAATTAGCCTATCAAAACTACGGTGCTGAACGTGCTAGACAAGAAGCTGCTGCTGGTAATGCGCCTGGTTTGGCTGCGGCTGACTACGGTGATATTGCTCAACTAGCTAATGTAGGTAGGACTCAAGAAGATTACCAACAAAATGCGCTTGAAGCTGACATCAACCGGTTCAACTTTGAACAAAACTTGCCGTATCAAAAATTATCTACTTATCTTAACTCTGCTTATGGCGCACCTCAAGGTTCTGTTACTACAAGCACATCAAGTGGTGGTAAAATAGTATGTACTGCAATGAATCAGGCTTATGGCTTTGGTTCATTCAGACAAGCCATCTGGTTGCAACATTCAGCAACTATGCCAAATGCTAAGACGATTGAGAAGGGCTATCACGCATTATTCTTACCTGTCGTAGCCTATGCCTTCAACGGTACACCAAATGCGCTTAGAAACGCTGTAAGACGTATTGCAGAGCATATTGCACGTCATCGTACTGCTGACTTATGGAAAGAGATGCGTGGTAAGAAACGTGACCCACTAGGTCGTATCTATCGTGCTGTAATTGAACCTATTTGCTACGTTGTTGGCAAATTGAAAGGAGCTTAGTATGGGTCAACTAGCCGTTCCAATTATGATAGGTGCTGCCGTAGGTGGTGGTACAAAATTACTACAAGGTAAAGGTCTTGGTGGTATTCTTAAAGGCGCTGCTTTAGGTGGTGCAATGGGTGGTGCTACTGGTGGTTTAATGGGAGCTGCTGGTGGTGTTGGTGGTGCTGCTGGTGGTACTGCTAGTCAGTCTGCCGTTGGTGCTGCTCAAGGCGCAGGTCAAGGCATGGGTGTAGGATTGTTAGATGCAGGTCAAGGCATGGTGTTTAATCCAAGCTCTGTATTATCTAGCGGTGCGCCAGGCATTCCAACAAGCGCATTAGAAAGTGCAATAGGTCAAGGTGTTCAATTACCTGCTGGTGTTGCCGATGCTTTAGCTTCTAATAACATTGGTCAAATTCCATCTAGTTATCTTAGTCAGTTTGGTCAGTATGCTCAAGACTACGCTACTCCACAAAACTTACTTGGCGTTAGTCAAGTATTAGCGCAACCAAGTCCAGCTCCTAATTTTAGTGGTGGTGGCGGTGTTAGAGGTGGTGGTGCAGTTCAATATGAGCCTATCAGTAATGTAGTCGTATCTTCACGTAAAAGAAGGATGAGTCAAAATGGCTGATTTTAATATATTTGGCACAGCACCAGAATCATTGGCTGGGTTATTAGGTGAACAAGCTACTAAAGACTTGCAACGTAAAGCCATGACTACTGGATTAATTAATACAGCATTGGGATATTTAGCAGCGCCTAAGAATCAAAACTTAGGCTTAGGTCGTATCATTGGTCAATCACTACAGGCTGGTATGCAAGGCGCACAAGGTGTTTATGGTGGCGCATTAGAAGACTGGCAAATGAAACAAAAGATTGCCGAGATGCAACGTCAACAAAAACAACAAGCAGCGCAAGACTTATTTAGAAGCCGTATTGGTCAACCTAATGCTACACGTGATATTGTTAGTCAAGAAACTGCACAAGTTCCTGTTGCACAAGGTACAGAAGCGCCTAACTATCAAACACAAATGCCAGCACCTGTTGTTACTCAACAACAATACTTTGACCCAAAAGTAATGATGAATGAAGCATTACAATCTGGGGCATTACCGTTTGATAAGTATTTAGAATACTCAGTAAAAGAAGCCAAGCCTAGAGAAACAACTATTGCTCCTAATGGTCAATTAATTTATAAAGATACTGGTGAATTAGTTACAGCAACATCATTTGCTGCTCCTAAAGAAGCCCCATCAATGAATGAAGAACCAGCTCGTGTAGCTTATTCATTATTTGGTAAACAATTAAATCAATTAACACCACAACAAGTTGGTCAAGTTAATAAATATATAGAACAAGGTAAGGTTAGAGTTGCTGGTGCTGGTGTTCCTAGTTCACAACCAACATTTACTAATGCAACTGAATTACGAAAAGAATTTAGAGCAGACCCTACTGTTAAAGCATTTAATGAAGTTAATACTGCGTACAATCAAATTAAAACATCATTATCTAATCCATCTCCTGCTGGTGATTTAGCTGGTGCAACTAAATTTATGAAATTGCTTGACCCTACATCTGTTGTGCGTGATACAGAGATGGCAATGGCAATGAATGCAACTGGAGCATGGGATAGAGTTCAAAATTATTACAATACTCTTAAAACTGGTCAAAAACTTAATCCTACGCAACGTAAAGATTTTATGGATAGTGCTGATAGACTTTATCAAGTGGCATTACAAAGTAAAAATGATGTTGAAAACCAATATATAGATATTGCTAATACTGGTCAATTAAATCCTAAACTTGTTGTTGGTT